CAGACAGCATGAAAGAGAAATTCGCAAACGAAGTAACAAAGTACGAGAACGTCACGGTTGAGGAGTGGGCCGAACTAAAGACGCTGCTGCATCAGGCGTTCCGGCTTCCGATTCAGCAGAACCAGTCGAAGGTTCAGTGGGGCTCAACGACCTACGAGTGGGATACCGGGGTGTTTGAGTGGGACTTCCACCAGAACGACAACCCGAACCCGGACAAGATTCCGAACACGTACTATCTTGAGATCCGCATCAAGCGGCGCCCTGCCGACCCGCGAGTGCTGGCGATTGAAGCCAAGATCGCGGAATTCTTTGGGAAGGGAAAGAAGTAATGCGCTGGCTGGTCGTAGTCAAGAACGTGGAGAGCGGAGCATTGGAGATTATTACTCCGTCGACAGACTTCGATCCTGAAGACCCTCGCTACGACAACGTGGCTCATATTGTTCCCTTCAAAGAGGAGCCGGACCCGCAGCGGTTGAACTTTGGGGTTCACAACTTGGGGCGTGACTGCGCTTGCCACCCAAAGATCACTGAGATTTACTCTCAGGACCGAACGATTATCACACACAGAGCGGCGGTGAACTAATGGAGTCCCCTATGACCCACGAAGGATTCATGCAGGCGGTCCAGAACCATTTGAAGGAGCGCGAGGGGTGTCCGATTATCGTGATCGTGCATTCTCCTATGGGTTTGGAGATGCAGGTTAACTTCATAGACTTTGCGCTCCAGATTGGGGTTCTAAAGGTTGCATCAAAAACAACGTCTATTGCTTTTGAGCAACAGGCGCGTGAGGGATTCAAAACCGGAGAGAATCAAATGATGGTGTCGAACATCAAGGATGCCATCGATCAAAACAAACCAAAGCCGAACTAAGGAGTGAGCAATGGCAAGTCTGAAAATAAAGAACGGGGGAAAGCGTTCGGTAGCTAAAGGCTACGTCGAGATAGAAGGATCATGCGTAGTCCTTCGAGAGATCGTTGCGAAGAATGATAGCCGCGTAGCGTTCGCGTACTGCCTACTGCCGGGTGAAACCATAACCAGCGAGGGGGAAGATTACATTGTCGAATTTTGAGGTAATTGACCGGCGCAAAGAGAAGCAGGAATCGCCAACCACGGAAGTAATTGCGGTTCCAGAAAGTCAACCCGCAGCCGACACGTCATCGTGGAAAAACGTCGGCTACATGATTGTCTTGGTTCCGAGCAACGCTGGACCGATAGTGACCGGCAGAGCCGTTGGGTTGAGGTCTGACGGTCTATGCTTCTGCGCCGATTATTTTCTGCCGCAAATCTACCCCGAACATTTTGACTGGACCGCGAAAGCGCGAGAGCGGCTTGACACTTGGCTTGGTTGCGAGTGTGCCAGGGGGACGCGGTGTACTACGCATAAGATGTATATGCCTCAATGGTTGAGGGCGGACACAGATCGTCTTGAATTGATTGGCAACTCGGCTATCCCTGAAGCAATTGAGATCATGTTCAAGGCCGAACGGTCGAGGGCTGCTGGGAGTATTGTTGTACCCAGGTGAGGGAAATGTACTTTCAGAGGAATTTTAGGCTCTCTATTTATGGGCCAGAGATGAACAACATCCTTGCGAAGCCTGTCGAAGAGGCTGAGTGGCCGGAGATTCCGAAATTATTCGAGTACATGATCGAAGTGATGCGAAAGGCAGATGGATTGGGATTGGCGGCTCCGCAGATAGGATGCTTCAAGCAATTCGTATTGATCGGCAGGAGTCACGGAATAGTCATTGGTTTAGTGAACCCGGAGATCACTAGGTTGTACGGAAAAGAGATTAAGGAACCGGAGGGCTGTTTAAGTTTGCCGCCTTCGGGAAATGAGTGCATGGTGCCACGGCTTGAAATCGTCGACGTTGAGGCTTCTCTAGCAGAAACTCCATACGAGCGAAAGAAGTTGACGTTTAGGGGATCGGTGGCGAGAATCGTTCAACATGAACTCGATCATCTGACGGGAACATTTTTCGTTGACAGGGTTCCAGAGCGGCGCAGGAAAGAGGTTCTGGAACGATTTCACAATTGGAAAGCAATGCGCAGAGCACAAACAAGAAGGAATGAGGAGAATGGGCATGTCAATACCGGACCTTTCGCCGTTAGTCGCGGCCAATCTCGTGTGTCATAGTTGCGGAACCGTCTTGAAGCCGAAGGTAGTGATGGGCCGCAGGGGACAGAAACAGGTTGTCGATCATCTGGAGTACGTCTGCAAGAACAAAGAAACTGGATGCAACTACAAGGTCCACTCAACAGTAATGACCGATTCTTCGTCGCAGATAGTTGCGTTGCGTGATGACGGAAGTGAAGTGAGGATTGCGGAATGACAGGCATAATCTGGCTCTGTATTGTCGGTGGATTTTTCGCTTGTCTCGGCGTATGGACATTCGTGCGCTGGGTTGTGACGGGCTCCAAGCGAATTATGAGTGTCGCCAACGACCTTACCAGTACCCTAAAGGACGCTACAGAGATAGCGAGGTCCTACCGCGAAGACCTTTCCATTCTTCGGCAGATCGCACAGTCGGCGCCGGTTGCAACTCCGGGAGACGAACCGGAGTCGATCATTCCCAAGCAGGAGCAGTACGGATCGAGAATGCCGGACCCGTATTTGGGTAGGTTCCCAATCAAAGTTGTGGAGGAGGATGCGCCCGCTGAATCTGCCCGAGAAGTGGACGTGACGGCGACCGATGAGGAAGTGCTCGAACAAGAAAGAGACACCCAGGCTGCGGACTTTGAAACTCAGGAGAGGATGAAGGCCGCAACCCGCGAAGCAGATCATGCGCGACTCAAGGAGCTTGCTGACTTGAGCGGTGAACCAGAGGGCAAGTAATGGCGACTGCACTTTCTAAGCACAACATGCGCGACCCGCGTCACTTGATGCGGTTTGTGAAGTTCCAGGCGCTCACCGGGACCGAGCCTGAAAGGTTGAAGGCTATCGCCAAGTCTGAGAGCGTGAGCGTCGAGACCGTCAAGGATTCCGTGCGCCAGATCGAAAGCTACAACAGGCAGAATGAATCTGGGAGAGTTGAGCTTCGTCTTAACGAATCAATTCTCAGGGTGATGCCGGCATTCGAAAACAGCATGGTCGGACTCTTGGAGGCGACTGAGTTGGTCGAGATCAACGACGCAAACACTGGGAAGAAGAAGATCGTCAAGCAGGACGACAAGACCACGCGCCTTGAGGCCAGCCGCATCGTAAAGGACATTATTGTCGCCAAGCAACCAAAGCAGCCGATTGCGGAGATCAACGTGAACCAGACGAATCAGGTAGCCAATCTGAGCACAGCGGAGACCACAGAAGAGAGGATGGACCGGCTGAGAAAGAGGGCCGCAGAAGAGAACTTGCTCCCTGCCGAAGTAGCGGCTGTGCCTGGGTATCTGGACCGCGATGAAGATCCTCCTAGCAGCGACGATGAAGACGGCGAAGACGAAGAGGGAGAATAGTGGTATCCAAACTCTCCAAGTCGGAAGTAGAACGCATCAAGATGGTGACTCCAACCATCGCAGAGTTGCGAATCATCGACTTGATGCGGGACTATCGAGTCCTTCGCAATAGGCATTTTGGAAACACCATTCCTCCAACTGAAGAAGTATTGCTCATGTTTCTTCCGAGGCGTGAAATAACCCGACTTGGCGGCTATGACGACGTAGACGGACTCTGCTGCTATGGGGGTAAGGTTGCAGGGCATCCGTGCCCAAAGGCAATACTCTTGCCGGATGACCTCAATGTCAATGAAACCAGACTGTCCCTACTTCATGAAATGGCCCACATGAAAGTGAATAGCAAATTCGGTCGCAGCATGGGGGAAGGAAAAAACTGGAAAAAAGAAATGCGACGATTGATGAACGCTGGCGCTTTCGACGGGTGGCTCTAGTATGTCGATCATTCGGGCGAACAAGTACCTTGGAGAGATCATAGAAATCCTCGACATGCACCGGCAGAAGTACCGGGCCGGCAACATAGGGGATGATGAAGCCCGAGCCTCGCTTTCCTCTGCCGATAATGAATGGATCGATGGTGAATGCTACCACTCCCTGATTGACACTCGATATTTTCTCTCTAACTACTACGCCGTCCGAACTGAAGACAAAGGCTTCCAAGGTCTCTACCCATTTTTTGACAGCCAAGAAATTCTCCATGATGAATTGAGAAAACTGGAGAAGAAGTATGGGCGTGTTCGTGCAATTGTCGATAAAGCTCGCCGCATGGGATACACGACCTATATGGTTGGCGAGTTCCTTCACAAGACAGTCATTCGGTATAAGCACACCAACACAGTTTTTGTGTCTCAGGATGAAGACGGCGCAAAGTACAACATGGAGATGTACGAGTCCGCTTTCTCATTCCTGCCGTGGTGGATGCAGCCAAGAGTCATGAAGCACGAGAATGGAAAGGTGTACTGCTTTGACGAGCCAGATGAAAATTTAAGAACAAGCCGCCCAGGATTGAAGAACTGGGTGTACGCAGACAATGCCAACAGACCTTCAGGTGTTGGTCGAGGTAAGGGTTTTCGATGCGCGATGCTGGACGAGTTGGCTCACTGGAAGGATTCGTCACAGCTTTCAAAGTCGCTCATTCGTACCTTTCTTGCTAAAGACGGATTCTACGTCATGGGATCAACGGCCAATGGACGTAACGATGCGTGGCATAACCTGTGGAGACGCGCAGAGGCTGGATCGGTTGATTGGCATCCGATCTTCATTCCGTTCTATCGGAGACCGAAGACCTACTCACTACCAATCCCAAAGGGAGAAGCATTTACACTGACTCTCGAAGAGAAAGATATGGTTGAGCAGATAAAGAAGAAAGATGGCATCACTATATCGAATGAAACGATCAACTGGATGCGAAAGACGAAGGAGGAATTCATCGCCACTGACGGCGACGATATGATTTTCGACCAAGAGTATCCGGTCACCGCTGAAGTGTCATTCCAAAACGCAATCATCTCCGCAATTCCTAGAGGGGTCATCAACCGCTACAGCAAATTGACTGAAGAACCAAGATGGATTGGAGAAATCAGTTTTGATTTTACTCAGTGGTTGCCGCATCTCCACATGACGGAAATAAATCCGCGTGACGATAAAGGGGAATTGCTTGGACTTGTTAAAAAGGCGTCATACCCGGAGAACGAAAACCGCTTGCACATGTGGGAGAAGCGGATTCCAGGGGCTAGATACGTCGTATCCGCCGATGTTGCTTTAGGGCAGAAAGGTGCGGATTATTCCTGCTGTGAAGTAATCAAGATCGGTGACGGCCATCAACTCGATGAACAGGTTGCAAGTTGGCATGGGTACATGGACCCGTACAACCTTACAGACATTGTGCTTGCTCTTTGCTGGTACTACAACGAAGCTCTTGCGGCTGTCGAAGTCAATTCCTTTGGCATGGCAACCAACACTCGTCTGATGCGTGACTACGAATACGAAAACATTTATCGGTTCAAGCGCATGGACCGCCTCAAGCACTTCATGACTGACATCGTTGGATGGTGGACCGACTACAAATCTAAGCGGACTCTGATAGCGCACATGTCGAAGATGATGCTCGACAATCAGGTGCTCATCCGTAACAAGTATTTGATCGATGAGTTGAGAGACTTCACTGAGGATGGCGCGGAGGGAGAAGGTGCCCATGACGATATTGTGATGGCATTTATAATCGCTCTTTACTGCGGCCATGAAGGTGAGTTCGAAGAGCGGCGACAACGGCCAGTAGAAGGCAAGAAGGACGAAAACAATTACATCGTCTACAAGAGGGTCATATTCGAGGGAATGCCTGTTCAAGTTGAGCAGTACCGATCAAGCTCTCCATTCGAGGCCGAGAAGTTTTCAAAGAGGATGATCGGCTCTTACATCGTCAA